CTGCACTAAACTGACCATCGGTAGGTGTTATACTTGAACCGCTGTTTCTTTGGTCAATAGCAAAGTTACCATTGATGATAAGATTTCTCGCCCCTGCATATTGCTCTTGAGAGGCTGGTAGTATTTTAGATAATGCCATGTCAGTCTCCCTTATCCTGCTATTTCTGTAAGAGTTATTGTTGACCTAGTATTAGCTTGAGCCGATGTGTTATCGTGTGAACGATTTAAGTAGATGTTAGCTCCTGTGGCATTTTGGATAACTTGTGTTTTATAAGTTATTGCTGAAGTTGTAGCTGGGCTATCTAAAAAGTTTACAGTGTGTGGAATTATTAGGTACTGATACCCAACAACAGACATTTCTGTATGAGCAAAAGCTTGACGAGTTGTTGTGCCTGTTCCATTACCTATTGGTGTTGTATCTCTTAAAAGACGAGAGCTAAAATTTCTACCAAGTTCTGCCATCCCCCAATTTATAACAACATTAACTAATATTTTACTGTTGCTAAATTTAGGAGTAATAGTAGCGGACAAACCTGAGTCAACCCACGAAGCTGTTTGAAAAGTAGTTTGAGCCGTAGTTTCACCCTGTACAACTTGCAACACAGAGCCAGTTGGCATATCCGATGAAGTCAATCCAGCTAGTTTGGCAGATGTAACAGAACCACTAGCCAGCTTTGCTGTGCTTACAGAACCATCAGGTGGCACTACAGTCTGCAAAGATTTTCCCTGATAGATGACGTAAAAAGAATCTGATGACGCCACATTGCCTGTCATGCTCAATGCAGTACCAGCCACTGTGTAAGCAACACCAGCTTCCTGACGCACATTGTTTACAAACACCTCAATCTCTTGGGCGTTAGCTACAGCGTGGGTAAGTGTGTAGTTTTGTGTACCATCTCCTGTGATGGTCTGCTTGTCCATCGAGGAGTAGCTGTTAGATGTTTGATTGCCTACATATCCCATGCTTCACCTATGAACTAATGTCATCAACTCTTGATACCCATACATCAGCAGATGATGCTGTATCTGATTGCACCCACAGCCTGTCACCAGACTGAACTACTACCTTTGCACCACCGTCCAAGACTTGTAATGCACCACCAGCGGCTATTGGCGCACCCTTGACTAGATAGATATTGTTAGTTCCATCGTTAATGTAGCAATCAACATTGATAGCATTGCTTGTTACATTGGTAATATGGATGCCAACAATGGTATCGTAGCTGTCAAAGTTAGCACCGTCTGGGATATCAGCCGCTACAGTGCCTACTTGTGATAATGTGTTTCTTCTAAAAAGTTGTGGCATTTTTTACTCCTATAATGCGATTGACATGGCTATAGCAAAGCCAGCCGTAGCAAACCCAGACGTGGAAACTGCGGCATCTTCCCATTGAGTGCCACTCCAAATTCTAACTACACCATCTGATGAGCTGTAATACATATCCCCAGGGTCTTTGGTTCTGCCGCCAGATGTAAAGTATGTGTCTGCCGCAGTGTCATCTGCTTTAGCCCCAGCGTATTTATCATCAAAAGTAGCAACAGATGCAGCCGCTTCTTCTGCGTAATACTTAGCAGAATATTCTGCGCCATCTACAGTGCCGCCAGTATAGGTAGCCCAGTCTTTAGCTGAATTTCCCCCAGATGAGCCACGATTTAATGCGCCAATGGCATAACCTTTCGCAGAATACTCTGTACCATCAACAACTGTTGTGGCATTTGGAGTATCTGCAACAGAAGCCCTACCACCTATTGCCCATTCTTTTGAAGCACCAGCACCAGATGACGCTGTAATGTTTGTGCCACCATTAGCCCACGCCTTAGATGAATAGTCTGTGCTATCAACAATGCCGTTTGTTTTAACGGCCCAATCGTTAGCATTGCTCTCTGATGTTGCGGCATTTGTCTCGCTAGTAGCCGCCGCTGTCTGCGCATCCAACGCTTTTTCTTTGTGGTGCAATGCTGAGTAGCCGGTGGTTGTGCCATCGCTCAGAGTAAACTGGCTGTCCTCTGGGTGGATGGCTAGTTTTTCTGCGTCATTCTTTGCATTGCCAGCTGTCTCAGCATCAACAATTAAATCCCATTTTCCAATATCAGCATTTGACGAAAGTGGTACCGCGCCGCTAGATGTGTGAGCTGTATTACAACGATATATATTATCGTTGCTAGTATCTTTTACCAGGTCACGGATAGCGTAGGTCGTGCTCGCCGCCCAATCACCTTTGTAATCGCCAATCTCTTCACCAACCGCCGGCAAACCATTGGCATCAAAGCCCAGGGTTTTGTTAGCCCGGTTATCTTTTTTAGGCAGCACCATATCAGCTGTAACATCAGATTGGTCGATACGCAAAGTACGTTCAATCTTTTCATCTAGCTGCTGAACCATGATCACGTTACTATCCAGCTGTTCATTCAATGAGCTGGCCAACAAATCGCCGGCAGTAACAAAATCAGTTGTCCTGGCAAGCTGGCGCCCGCCGACAATCGTTAAGAAATCAGACGAAACAAGCGCTGTACCGCTACCGCTGCCAGTAAGCGTTACGCTGCCGGTGCCATCCGCGCTAGTCGAAATGGTATAATCTGTAGTAAGCGTAAGCAGCGTATCGTTTTTATGCACTACGATATCGCTGTCTGCCAGGATGTTAAACGTAAATGCAAACGGCCCTGTACCAGTATTCCCGGTAAACTGGGTGCGTCTGTCTATTGCATTAATAGGGATATCGGCCATTAAATATCTCCTTTATGGCTGTGAATATACCACATTTATTGTCTCTCCGCTAGAATGTTCTCAACATTTGGTTTTCTGCTAGGCTCTGGGCGCCCCGGCCTCCACCAATATTGTTGCCCGCTATCCCTGCGATATCGGGTTTCTATTTGCCTAAACTTTTGTCTGGCCTTTGGGTCTGCCATAAGGCGCATTTGGTCTAAAACCATGCGCTCTAAAGCCAGGCGCATATACCATAAAGAGGCTCCAGGCGTATATTTGCCAGCAAATTTAATAAGTTCAGACGCAGCCTTAGTGTCTTGCCCTGTTGCCGCTTCATACAAATTACCAACAGTTAAATCTATAGCATCTTTGCCAAAACCAAAAACCGGCCCAGCTATTGTTTCCGGCAGCCCCCGGTCAAACCTGTTAACGTCAGCAAACAAAAAGTCTCCATATATACCCAAACCCCCACCTTGCAGCATAGCAGCCATCCAAAATTCTCGGTCTGTCATGGGCCGAGGGTCACGCCCTTTTGACATCTCTTTAAGCTGCATGGCAAGAGCGCCCATAAGGGTAGTAGATATAAGCAAGTCAGCAAAGTATTTACCCTTGCCACGCATACCTTTTTGCGACATTCCCCGCATCATGTGAAAGTTCACCAAACTTACACCAAAGCCTTTATACATACCAAACGAGCGCATCACTTCGCCTGACACTGTTCCCGCCCTAGTGTCACCATACAGCCAGGTTCGGCCCTCTGCAGTAGTAGAGGGGACAGCATACTGTGACTCGGTTTCAATCATTTCCATGACCCTAGTGGCCAAGTCTCTAGCTAAACGCGGGTTAATGTCCTCTCGAAACTCAATATCTTCTGGCCGTAAAAACTTTGCGCCTTTGTGATCATACAGTTCCGTAGACCTCATAATGTCCCACTTGTCAGAACCGATAGAGTACTTCTCTAATGTGTTTCTTAATGTGGGGTCGAGCTCGTCAAATCGTTTACCTATATTGTCTGCAAGCGTGCCATAAAACTCCATACCAAAAGCCCACTTGCCCGCGTTTGTTAGGGGGGAAAGCAAAGACGCCTTCATAACAAAGTCGGCTACACGGCGAGTAAACTCTGGTCCGGTAAGGTCCCCAACATACCGCTGTTGCGCCGAAGCGATAGTCATCCAACCTTCGGCGATAAGACCCATGCGTATAGCCAGTCTACCTTTTTCTTCCACAGAAAGCGGATTAAGCTGTTTTAGGTAGTCGCTAATTATAGTGGTTTGCGGCAAACCAGATGCAGACCTGGCAATCCGTTGAAAGTTTACATCAGTTATGGCAGCAATAGACGCCGCGCCCAGCTGCGCTGATTGCAACAGCTGACGCACTCCAGCCAATACATTTCCCCATTTGGTGTTGATTGGAGCTAAAGAGCGGCCTGACAAATAATTAAATAAACTGTCAACGGTATTTGCTGCGCTTCGTGCAGCATCTTCTTTTTTGATATCACCCGCAGCTCTTTGCATCAGGCTTTGCTTCATAAAGGTAACTGTAGCTGTAGGGTTTGGCCCAAGTATTTCCAGCATGGCAATTTCACGGCTCATGTTGGATATATGACCCATCATCACATCAAAAGCATCTATATTGCCAAACTCTTTTTGATAAGCCATCCAATCATCTGCTGTGTTAAACACTAAAAATCTGTGGTCTGTGTGCCTGTTTGCAATAGATTTAGCCCTGGAAACACCCGATGGCGGCTTGTTCATCCCGTCTTGACGTATAGTTTCATACACATCGCGCAGCGCAATCTCTAATCTTGCCTCTGTGAATGGCAGCCCGGTCTGTTCATCTTTCATTTTGTTAAGATTTAACTTGGGCCTAATGAAGTTTGCCCACTCGTTATACGGTACCTTCCGTACCTTTAAGGTGTCGTGAAACTGTGGCAATCCCCAATCTAACCGTTTTGAAATCGCGCCGCCAGCTGCATTAAAACGCTGCCGCAGATATTCTGCTGATTTAGACCAGGAAGCGGCCAACTCTTTCGCTGATGCGCTACCAGTATCTTCGCCAAATATTTCGCGCACCATATCTTTCAGCTGCGCTTTTTTCCGAGTGCTGCCAATAAGGTTTTTGCGGAAAGTCCCCAGAACGTCATACATCACCCTGGTTGCTGCATTGGTTACGGCCTGAGTGCGCATCTCTATATTGGAAAACTTTGCCCCTTCTTTTGGAACAAAGTGGGCCACAGCTGCAGCCGCCGGGTCTGCTCCATTTTTATACTCATCAAAGTTTTTTGTAATTTGTTTCCAGTTTTGATATGCAAGTAATTTTCTGCGCTTACGTTGCAAAACTTGGTATTCCAAAGCATCGAAAGTATCTTGGCCCGCCTTTGCTGACGCTTGCCCAGGCGCCATTCTGGTTGCGTACTCTGCCTCTAGCTGCGTAAACAAATCGGCAGCCTCTGCACCCTGCTCCCGAGTAATGTTGCCTTCTTCAATCCCGTTAGTAATACAGTTGATTAGTGTCATGTTACGCAACCTCGTAGTCTATCGAGCATTTTTTTATCCTGGTCTATTTCGTCCAGTAACTCTTTTCTTGTAGCAGTACCAACAATCTCATTGCCAGCATCATCTACACCCCTGACAACCGGAATTGCTTTTGCAGCTTCGCTCATTAACTGTTCTTCTTTGGCTATCTCCGCTTCTACTTTAGCCAATATGCCGAAGCCTACTCCCCGGTCCTCTTCCGGTTCAGCCGCTCTGCCAGCCGGTTCACTCGGTCTTGGTACTGCGGGTTCTTCTCCGCTTGCTCTTCTGCCATCCGCTCTTCCTGGCTCCAGTTGTATTTCCGTAGGTCTAGCCGAGCTAATTGCATCTGCGATTTCTGGTCCACCATAATTGTCCTCTTTGATTCTAGGGCCAACTTCCTTGCCCCCATTGTTATCAATATCTACATACCTATCAAAATTGCCTTTGATATCATTATATGTTTGTGTCGGCCTATTTCCTATAGACTTCATGTAGTCTGCGCCAATAAGCCTACCTTTAGACACAAACCTTTTAAACATACGCACTAGAGCATTTTCGTAGCTTACATCCATATTTACAAGAGCTACGTCATAGCCCTCATCTTTAAGCTGCTTGCGTAATTTTTCTATAGACGCAGCATCTTCACCCACTTTGGGTATTACCATGTTCAGCTTAACTTTAGCTGAAGCAGCAACTAATTCTTTAGCCATCCCGGAGCTTTCCGCGTGGACAGCCGCAGCACCCAGGCCGCCTTCGTATTCTGGCAGCGTTTTCTTAAACTCATCTGAATCTGGTATTGCTGCTTTCAGCTTTACCGCTATAGGGTTGGCTAATGTGCTTTTCCCCGCTGCGGGAGGTCCGACCAATATGACAGCTTTACCTTCGTAAAGAACAGGAATATCTGGGACTTCTATACCTTGCTCTCTATAAGCGAGCGTAGTAGACAGCTCAAAATGCCGGAACAACGCTTCATCATACCCCTTAACTGTCTCGCCGTCAAAATTAAACTCTCTTTCAGCTCTGTACTCGTCTGTACCAAAGCCTTCTCGTTTGTTTGTTGCCGGTATTGCTTCTGCGGCTTCTATTGCTTTTACCGCTGCAGGGTGTTGAAACAGCGTATCTTCGTCTGCCCCTTCGTCTAACAGCTTTTTGAAATCATCTAAAAGCTCTTTGTCTTGTTGGAACCCTTCAACACGTTCTGGCGGCACGCTTTCCACAAGTTCATTTCTAGTGTCTGTTTCTAGTTGATTTGCTTGACGCTGCGCACCAATCCCGGACGGTTCATCGAATAATTCTACGTTTGGCTCTGGCTCTGCCGGGCGCGGGCTGCCTTGCGGCGTATCATTTTCAAGGCTCCTTCCATCGCTAACCGCTGCGCCATCAAACTCACCATCTCGTATTCCTCGTCTGACAGTTTCGACAAATCCGCTGATAGGGTTTGTAAAGCTGCCGGTGTCTCGGGCTGTCCTGGCTGCTGCTGTAAGGGCGTCTGAGATTGGGCCTTTTCTGTTTGCGACTGCTTGGAGGATTGCGATTGCTTGCGAGTCATTATCTGCTCTCCGTTTGTTTGCACCTTCAACTATCTTGTTTCCTTCTTGCTCAAGGCGCTCTCTATTGTTTACCAAACTGTTAAAAGCTGCTTTATCTCTGCGCAGCTGCTTAACCGTAGCGTCTAAAATTTTAGCACGCTCTGCGAAAAAACTTTCTGTAATTATTTCTTCACCAAACAAAGTCTCCTGTGTTCTGGTTTCTGCACCAGCTTCGATAACCTGGCGCACAATGCTTTCAGCTTGAAATTTATTATCTGGTTGAGTTTTTGCTAAAACAGCTATAGCCGCTTGCTGCATACCTTCGTCTTTAATGAGACGGCCTACTATCGCACCATAACTTTCTTCTACAACGCCGTTGACTACAGCTAAAAAAGTTTCATCTGACAGCTCAACTAAACCGTTCGCATCTCGCACCAGTGCTGATTTAGGCGGCAGCTCCCTGACAAAAGTAGGGTCCTCCTTTAACACTTTAGCTGCGTCAACCCCGGTGCCGGAGCCTTGCGATATGTTTTTTAAGGCAGCGACAGCCCTAGCAGTCTCAGCGGTCCATCCATCTTTTTCGTTTAATTTTTTTCCGTTGACCTTTATTTTTTGATTTGGGTCACTAGCCATAATTCTGCGTGCAAGGCCAGTTCGCTGGTGTCCATCAACTACAAACTGTGTGCCGTCTGCACGCTCCCAAACTAATATTTCTTCAGCATATATCGGATTCCATTTTGTAACGCCTTGCAATTTTTCTGTTACGCCAAATTCATCCCCGCCACTTTTAAATTGAAACTTCTCGGCGTCAACTTGCAATTTGTTTGGGTCGAATGGGTAAACGGTTGGGTCAGCTTTATCGACATCACTAACAGTTAGTGCTCTGGTCGGCACCTTTGGTTGGTCTGGCATTGCAGGTGGCGCATTTTTTTCAGCTGCAACAGCTGCAGCTTCAACTCTTGCCATATGCTCCGTTTGCGCTGGCAGAGGATTGTTAACGGGTGCCTCGAGTGGATTTGCGTTGTTAACTGCTTCTATTTCATCGGCCAGTTCCTCGGCGAATCTACCGCGTGCTGTGGACGGAACGCCAGCTGCACGCATTACAGATATGCCCTGCTTTAGCTGGTCTACAGTAAAGTTGACAGCTTTGCCTGTTGCCTTGAAACCCATGCCCGCGCCTTTAAAAGCAAACGGTGTGGCAAAACCGATAGCGCCACCATAAAGAACAGCGTTCCTAAATTTTTCGTCTGTATATTCCTGGCCAGTGCTTTCGTACCATTCTTTTACTTTTGTTTGTATTACAGCTTCAGATGCGGCCCCTATCGCCATTTCTTGCAAAGCCATCTGCCAGACGCCTTTAGCGCCCCCAAACAACATTGAGCCTACTAGAACAGGATCATCTAAAACCGCATGAGCGGTACCAACAAATGTTCCTAGCGTAGAGCTTACCGGGCTGTTGCGTAGAAAAGCGTCATTTGCCTCTCTAGCATTGGTGGCTGCTTGCTCGTAAATTAAGTCTCTGTCCACAACACCGCGCAAATCAGAGAACATATCATTAGTTTCTATTTCACTTAAAATTTCAGTTACTGCATTAGAGTAATTTTGCTCTTGATATTCCTCGTTAAAAATGCCAGTTCTGTAATTTATGCTGGGGTTGTAAAATGTTTTGCCCGTTTGTCTACTGTTCATCTCTTCGATGATAGGGTCCCACACCTCTTCAAGAGCGTTAGCTTCGCTTACAGATGTGTCGTTTAATTCAATAGCGCGATATGCCAGCTGCCGGCTTTCATCAAACCCAGATTGAGGATTTGGGTCCAACGTAGGCAAGGCTGCTAAATCAAATGGGCTGGCTTTTTTGTACTGAAATGTCATTATCTATTCAACAAAGTGTTAAGGTTAATAATTAAATCACGCTCACCCTCAACGCCACCAAACTCATCCTCATAAGCCCCAGCCACTTTGCCTCCGTAACCGTTTGGCTGCCCTAATACAATCATGTACTCACCGTAGCCAATGTTAAGCAAACTGTATTCATCGTTAAATTCAGCAGCATCTGTACCAAAAAGTCCTTTTGTTTCTGGCTTGAAAATTTCTTCAAATTGCTCTTTAGGCAACCGAACGCCAGACGCCTCAAACAGTTTGTCTGGTGTCATGTTGTCAAATGCAGTTTCTACCTCATCAGAAGAAACATACGCGGGCAAAAGAGTTTTATCGCCAAAAACTGTTTGAATACCACCCAAACCTCTGTTTTTCCCAAACGCAGACTCCAGGCTTTCTAACCACAAATTATTATTAAACTGTTTTATTGATTGCCTGTTGGCACGCTTTGCATAAATAGCTTCAGCAACTTTCAGACCGCTTTCTCTTGCCGCACCTTGAACTACCATAGCATTTCCAAAAAACTCATCCGAAATACTTTTTGTTGTTTCAGGTGTAAAGTCCACCGGGACATACCCCTGTTGCAACAAATCGCGGCCTTCTAAGGCCTCTGTTGAAACCTGGTGCATACCCATTGTAAGAAGCCCGGCAATGTGACCTATTTCCTGGTCTTTGCCCGCTATTTGCGCAAAAACATCAGAGGCGTGCTCTTTGCCAAAAGTGCTGTGTATCGTTGTCAACAATGCCATTTGCCGCCCAACATCTTGGCCTTGCATTATTTCGGTGTAAATTTTTGCCTCTTCATCTGTGATAAAGGTTGGGGGCGTTCCATAATATTCACTTACAGCCAAACCATCCCTAATCCTAGTTTGCGCCTGTACCGCAAAATTATCAGCATCAAAAGGGTCGAGTGGCTCAAAAGTTATTAATCCTGTTGTGACTCCGAAACTGAAAGGGTCCCTTTCAAGCTCTGTGTTCATTTTAGTAAGAAACTTATTAGCTGACTTTAGCAGCGTTGTTTCTTGTATTGTGTCTAGCCCAGGGCCGCCCAAACCAGGCAAGCCTTGCTGCAGGTTATTTATTTCTTGCTGCAACATCGCCGGGTTCATAGACCGAACAGCCTTCATAGAAGTGCGCAAAAATTTTAAATCAGCTAAATCTTGCTTAGCTTCTGTCCCATAATCACCCAAACTGTCTATCTGTTGCTCTAGCCTAATTATGTCAGATTCGTTGGGCATACCGCCGTCTGTAAGAACATTAGACAACTCTTTGACTTTGGATTTTGCCTGTGTAGCCTGCCCTTTTAGCCCGGTCACTTGTTTGTTCATTTCAGTCTGCAGCCCATTTAAAGTGGTCCTGGCTTTTTCTTCTCCTATAATTTTAGGCAACGAATCCCGTTGCTGATTAATAAATGATTGCTTTTCTTCAAGAGAGCCCAGCTGTCGAAAATCAAAATATGTGCTTTCCATCACACTATCTTCTTTCGCGGAAAGTACAGTTTTGCTTATATCATCTTCGCCAAACTGCAAATCACGCATAAATGTTTCTAAATTTTGTAAATCAAAATTTATAGCAGCCTGACGTTGAACCTCATCAACATTACCATCTTCATCGTAATACCGGGAAGCGGCGGTCTGCATAACACCACGGCGCCGAACATCAATACCCGTCAATGCTCGCCCTTGAGCGGCTTTGACTTGCACGTTGTTAGCAAATACGCTGTATTTGTTTTCTGCTTTTTGTTGCAGCGCACTAATGCGCTGGCGCAAGATACCGGCAGTTTCTGGGTCTAAATCTGACAACGCAGCGGGCAAACCATTTGTAATGTTGGTCAGCTCTTCTTGCACTATCGAAAACGAAGTTTTGTTTATTTCTGCGTCAGAAAGAACCTTATCTATTTCTAGCTGTGCTTCTGTTTCTAGCTCTGCAGCTGCAATCCGGTTGGCACTTTCGAAAGCTGCGCGTTGCTCAATGTTTGTAGGGCCGCCTTGTTTTGTGAGCTCTGCTAACACTGGCTGCGCACCTAAGTCTTTCACTCTCTGCTTGCCGCGCTGTTCAGCTTTTCTTGATTGCTCTTTAAAAACAAACTCACTCATCCTGTCTATTTGACGAGATATATTTTGCGCAGCGCGTGCAGTTTCTTGCAGACCGGCGAAATCTGTGCGAGCTGGTGCGTCTAAACCAATGCCTACTTTTTGGTATCTAGGTCTGCGTGCCATTATCCAATTCCATACCCGCCTGATTGCATTTGATTAGAGTGCCCCTGACCTAATGTGCCAGCTGCGCTTGCATAAGCATTTAACATCGCTTGCTTGCCGGCAGTTTTATAAATACCGGCTTGAAAATCAGCCTGACCTACAGCAAGAGTCGCATTGTCTTTTGTAGTGTAATACTCTGACACACCCGTTTTCATAGCGTAATTAGTCAAAGATAAAGTGTTTGCCACGCCACCGCCTGTAGTTGCTCGAGCAGCTGTAGTTGCCAGCGTCTCGTTTAAATTTTGTAAAACAGCTACGCCTTTTCGTTTTGCCTCAAGCGCCTTAGCTTTTCCTTGTATAACAGCTTCAGCAGCTTTCGCGTTATACGTTGCTTTTTCAGCTTGCCCTGCTCTAATCTGCATAAATGCGGAAAAACCCGCCATTGCCATTTGTGCCATTTTAGTTTCCTACACTCATTCTATATTCGATACCCAACACCGTCATTTTTAACGGAACGCTTTGGCTTATAGTGATTTGCCCGGTATTACTAAAACCTAGCAACCCATGAACAGTTTTTGTGCCGGTAAATTCTTGCACCGGCTGACCAAGAACGCTGGCGCCGAACTGCCTGAAAGCAACCGGCTTGCCGTTAATGGTCATGTTCTGCGTCTCATGCACAATAGCATCTACCTGGACAATTCTTTTGTTTACGCCCTGGACAGTGCCCTGGGGCAGCGCCGGCTCAGCTGGCATTGTCTTGATTGTGATATCGTAATTAAGGCCAACTTGGAAGCTGCTTGTAGCAGCTGTGCCAAATGTAATTGTATGCGGAGATGCCGGAACCGTCTGAGAAGGCTCCAGAACGCCGTCTCTTACAATCTCTACTGTTTCCCCTTCCAAGTGGTCCATAGTGACTGAGGAGGCCGCAACGCCCGATTTAGCGCTATCTAGCGTCAAACTTTCGTTAAACTTCTCCAGGTAGTACACCGTAGCGCTGTTTATTGTTCTTTTAACGATTGCGTAAGTGTCGGAAAGCTCATTAGCTACAGCTATAAATTCACCGTCTGTGGTAAATCTGCTGGGCGCTATGACGTTCTGAGCTTGCAGAATAGAATAAACTGCCATGCTGCCATCACCGGCGTTGACCAGGAACAACCTGTCCGTTTCGTCTGTTGATGTTGCCCGGCGTATAGAAAGGTCTACCGGGTCATTGAGCAAGTGGCTGCTTAAAACAGATAGTGGCTGCGCACCATAGCTGGCAGTTGTGTCTGTAAATTGGAAGCTAATAAGAGATTTTCCCTGACGCTGCACGATAATTGTTGCGCCGGCTAAATCCTCAACAGGAACGCCTGGCCGGCTGCCCAAGCGGCTTTGCGGTTTCACAAGGAAGTTAGAAGGCGTGATCGGCTCATTGGCCCCCTGGGCAACAATAAACTCACCGCCTGTGGTAAATATCTGTAAATCTTGGCCAGGGTTTAGGTTTACTATGACATTAAGCTGGTTAGTGTTAATGGTCGCTTCAACGCTTTCATCATCAAGCGCAGTGCCAATATCGAAATTGAAGAAATCAATTACCTTGCTTCCCCAAATAGTATTAGGCCTGGAACCGCTGCCGCCGAAGTAAAGGCGGCTTTCATGGAACGCTGCTGAGCGGGGCCATCCTCTTGAAGAGCTCCAAACGTCCTCATAGCCTTCTTCATATTCCCAATCAGCATCATCAATGTTGCTAGTGTCAAACAACGGCACCTCGCAGTAAACCTCTAGCTTTGCTGCAGTTACCTTGCGAACAATCCGCAACCGGCCGAAAGGTTCAACATTTATATATTGACCGATATAAGTAGAGGCAGCGGCGGTAAATATGTTTGCATCAGAACCGCTATGCTTTGCTGTTATGGTAATGTTTCCGTCTGTACCGCTAGGCTCTAGGTGGTCATGCGGTACGCCAGTGTTATAAGAGCTGCCGACTGTAGTTGTTATTGAGTAAGCGTACTTAGGTATATTAGAAATAGGCAGGGCGCCTACTGTCCAGCTGGTGTCGCTGTTGCGTACAATTCTTTGCGGCTCTAAATCTTTGTGAAGCAAAATTAACGTGTCTACTGCTTGTGTAAAGTTAAGCTCGTCAATCATCGCTGCTGTAATTGCAGCTACAGCTATGTAATCATTACCGCTGCCATTGATATTTGTTTGCAGTGTACCGTTCTTAAATACATAAATGCGGCCAGTTACTACGACCAAAAGATAGCTATCATCTACGCTGTATTCAAAAGGTATTAGCTTAAATGATGTAAAGCTGCCACCAAAGTCATGGATAAACTCAAGGCCAGCTCGCCGGCGTGCGCCGCCCTGCGGCTGGATAGTTACGTTCTCAGCTGTCTCTAGTGCGTTTTTGTATTGCCCTAAATCTGTGCGAGAACGCAGTAAAGGGTCTAGCTCGCCAACACTAAAGTTCGTTTGAAACTGAACAATCCGAGCCATTATCTCACCGCTATCAGTGCATAATCTTCAATAATCTGTGGCAGCCGGCCGCGTGAATCAATGTTGACTGCTTCACGGAACAGACCGCCCCGGCCATTTTCGCCCGGCGTGCCAAATGCTAATGTACGGAAATAATCTGCTTTAGTTGGTTGGTCAGTGATTGTAATGGCCAATTCCGAGGCCAAAGCAGTACGCAGCAGCTGCACAAAGTAATGCGGCATTTTGCTTTCATCTACACTTTCCTGGTAGTCAATATAAACAGATTCCAAGTTTGTGTAAAACTCTTGACCATAAATTTCCCAACCATCGTTTATTGGCTGTTGATTGGTAGAGCTTGTTTCAAAAACAGCCTGGACGCCTGATAACATATTACCAGGCAGACCATAGGCATATTTAAATTCGTTGATAGGTGTATTAGATAGTCGGCCGAGCTGCACCTTGATGTAGCTCCAGCTAAATGGATATCTGGAAAGCAAGCTGTCGCGCAAGTCTGGATAAAGTCTATCACAAGCCTGGGCGGCATCTGTGCCTTCTGTAAAAGAAGAGAGCGGGGCAGCCCCCAGCAATATCAAAGCATCTGAGCAAATAGATAAATCGGTATCACCAGCAGCCATCCCGCTCTCCTTTAAGTTTGTGGGGGCTGCTTGGGACAGCCCCCATCAGGGAAGTTAAATAGCAGCGGTTGTAATAACGCCCGCTGTATTGGTAGCGACAAGAAGCTGCCCACCATCACTAGCGAAATTCATAATGAAATCGCCTGTGTTGATAAGAGATTCTACGCTATCGAAGTAGCCAGAGCCAGCCACAGCAGCCTTGTTGTCTGCCGCAGTCTTATAGCTATACACGTTAGGTGCATTGCCGCTCTTTGATGCTGCGATGGTCGCTAAACCAGCTGAATCATAAGCCATTTACAAATCTCCTTATTCAGTACAGCTAATTTTAACGATACCCTCATCGTCAATGGCAACAGCACCAGCTGAGAACATTGATGAAACGAGGAAGCTCGTTTTTTCTGGGATATAGTTTACTTCACTTTTTTGTGCCATAGACTCAGCATAACCCATGCTGTCTTTATGCCACGCGAAGCAAGTACGAGTAGACGGCTTTGGTAGGCCACCCTCGTCTCTATCACCGATAGTCAACACATTAAAGCCCATAAATGATGAAACTTCACCGCGAACGAGAGCTTTCACAGTCGCAAAATCGCTCGAAGTTACTTCTGTTTCACCTAATAGAGCATCAAGCTGAGAAGCGTGCATGAGCAAGTAACGGCCGTCTGATGGCACGTTCTTTTCATTCATCGCCTTCGCTGCTGCACGCATCTTTTCGATGTTCATATTTGTGGTTGCACCACCAATACCTGTCGCAACAGTTGATGGAGAAGATGCTGCATTGAGCGCGTCAATACAAATCTGGTCCATACGTCTGGCAATCGCTTTTGAAACAACCTCGACCAGCTCACGTCTTTCGTCAAAATTGATGTGACTTTGATGGAAGATGTCAGAATATTCTGCAGCGATAAAATCTGACATATTCGCGGTCACTTGCGAATAGGTCACATTTAGTGGGGTAACGTCAGTTTGGTTAATCCGAGGTGTTGCCACACCCTTGCCGATTTTTGGAAACTTTACAGTATTTCCCTGAACACCAGTACGAGTACGCATTGTACCGCGCAACACTGATTCAGACTGATACGCTTGCTTAACCTCACTTTCGAAAAGGGTAACAAACGCTGTGGTTACGTTCTGCGCCATAGCTAGAACCTCCTAATTAGAGTTACTACTATTTCGCAAACTGTTATCCTTACGGGCAGTCGCTTGCATGAAATTGGTCATGCCGGCCAGAGAGTTCATCCCATAGAAGGGCCGGAGCGGTTAGCCTTCAATACCATATTTACACCTTTTTAACAGCTTTGGCAACTATATCTAGGAATTAGCCTCCATCCACTGCTTCTCAATCTTTTGCCGCCATGCTGGTTCAGACTGCCAACGAGGGTCCGCAATCGCTGACTCCAGGTCCTCTCGCGTCATAGACGGAGCTGACGGTGCTGCCTGTACCGGGATGCCTTCATTAGTTAGCGCCTGGTGATATTTAAGAAAAGCATTGATGCTATCTGCGTTATCCAAGCCAACAGCTAGAGCATTGCGCTCTTCATTTGTAAGAGGCGCTTTCATTAATAACCGCTCGGTCATCTGTATTTTCTCTTGTGCTCGCTCGCCTAGCTTGCTCATTTCTGCTTGGCGGTCTGCTTCGAAAAGCTCGCCCTCAACTTTGCTTACGTCTAGGACTTTCCCAGCCAGCTCTTCAAACGCAGCTTGGCTGACGCCATTTTCTTTAGCCCATTCAGAGAAGATGCCCATTGTTTCATCTTCCGGGTCCAAACCTTTATCAACAAGAGACGCCACATCATAATCACCATCTGGAGCTTTATGCTTTCCAGATTTAAACTGCTTCTCCAGTTCCGCATAGCTCTTTGCAAGTTTCTCAACATCCGGGCCATCCTCATCCCAAAATTTAGACGGGTAATAATCAGGCCGTTCTATCGGGCCATCATCATCATCAATATCTGTAGCAGCTTGCTGTTCTTCGAATAGTGGCATCGGCTGCTCTTGCTGCGCTTCGGCTGCCGGCTCTGATTGTGGGTTAATTAGCGGTGCATCCGCTTGCGTCTGTTCTGCAACTTGTGCTTCTTGATTATCCATTCTCGCTCCTCCTGATGCGTTTTTCAATCATACGAACCAGCTCTGCCATGCCCTCTCTAGCATAGCCAAAACTGGCATCTTCACCGGGCACCCAAGTTGGCTGCTCGATAGTAATGCCTCTAAGGTGACTTAGCACCTTCTGGCCTTCAGCTGTCTTAAAAGCCTTTGCATAAACAATATCTAAATCTTCTGCCTTTGGCTGCTCTATATCAACCGGGGATAGGCCGTCCCAACCTTCTTCCATCATACCATTTGTTCCTCAGTTCCAGGCGCCGGCTCTGCTTCCGGCGGCGCCTGTTGGGCCATCATCATCTGCTGCATCTGCTGCATCATCATTTGCTGTTCTTCTGGGTTATTAAGCAGCGTCTGCTCAATGCCCAAGCGCTCAGCAATAAACTCAAGCACACGCGGGACAGATACCGTTACCTGGCCTTGCGGCCCCATCTGATTGGCAATCTGCATATACTGGACCACATCGTTAATCTCTTGCAGCTTCTGTGCTTGTGCCAGGGGAGATACCGGCGTTACCTTAACCTGGACACCGTTCACCTTTAGCGGCAGGTCAATCAACCCCTGTTGATCCATAACAAACATGGTGCGGCTAACAATCGGCACCAGGGTTTCCTGTATCAATCTGCCGAAAGCACTGCCCAGGTTAGTGGCCAGCTCGCGGGTGCGTTCTGCGATTTCCGTAGCAGACCGAGCGCTCATGTTGTCCGGCGGCAACGTATCATCCATCAAAATCTTTTTGATGTTCATACGCAAGTCATTGATGATAATCTGGCTGGTATTGAAGTCACCAGCTTTAGGCAGCGGCGTTAGTGACGCGCCCTGCGGCCCGCCGTTTCTAGCGACAGAGATAACAGCGCCAGGCTGTATCTTAATGTTTTGCGGGTTAAGAACGCCGTCATCTGCAGCTGTATAAACACCGGCAATCGCTAAGCTGGCATTTTTTAGAACCAGCTCCAGGGTCTTGTTCAGTGTTTTGATATCGCTGATAGCTGTTACCAGCGGGCCACGGCCATATATTTCGCCGGCAATCTTGCTGTATCTAGCAACAATAAACGGGCTGCTGCGCATTTCTCTATAAACAATTTCTTGCTTTTTAGAAGGCCAAATAACGTGGTAATGATAACGCCCGGTTTCTTGGTCAAACAAAACGCAATCAAACAAATCCAGCTCTCTGTCAGGCGCCCTGTCGATAGCCTCTTGCAGCTCCACAGATACTCTTGCATCTGGAAACTCTCGCAATACAGCCTCTGCCTTCATGCGCTGTTTACGATAAACATTATCAACAGTACCATACGGCCCTTCTTCCAAAGCGACCAGGTACTGAGGGATAGGTGTGAAGCGTACAGGCGTGGACTCATCGCCCGGCGTAATCATCATTACAGCTGTGCCCACAGCCAGCTCTAACAGAAATTCACCCATCGCCAGGTCAAAATTAGTTTGACGCAGCGTATCAAACATACGTTTGTTATATTCATCAAACAGCTCTTGTGCCGTTTCTTTATCATCTTCTGGTATTGCTGAGCCAGGTTCCAGGCGGCACCATTGTTTGTAAGGAGGAAACAGCCCCGCCTGGAGACGATTAGCAAACCGCTGCGTAGCATGGATAGCTGTACTATCAAACACCCTAGCCATCTTGCCTTTGCCAGCCACCTTGCCTTCGTAGTAACCGCTGTAAAGGTTGCGCTGCGGTAATGCAAACTCATAACAATCTTCGTAAATAGAACGCCACTCATCTTTTCTAGCCTGGGCTTTGGCCTCACGTTCCATGATATTTGGTACATTTAATTTAGGCATTTTGCGTTTTCGCCTCATTCCGTTTGCTTATAGCCGCAGCCTTAGACCTAGCATCAGCTTTAGAAGAAGCGCCCCAGGCCCGAAGCGATAACAATAGCCGGGTTGGGCGCCCCTTACTATCACGCTCAGGGCCTGAGACGCCCGCCATACGCGCGAGAAAGGAAGCGCGTCTGGGATTATCACCGGATTTCACCGGCGCCTTCACCCCGAAGTGTTTTCTCCCGGCTGCGTTAAGACCGCCCTTTGGATTTTGGTGCCTTTTTAGCGTCACTATCTTTGCTCCGCGTAGCCTTTGGTTTCGCCTCGACTGCCGGCTCTGGCGCCGGTTGCACTACTGCCCGGCGATGAACGCGGGCATCTTCTTTAATCTTGGTCATTGGCCGCCACCTAGTTTGGTAGAGGACCCGCCAGTTTGCTGTTGCTGCTGCGGTACTCCTGATGACATAAGCAACCGTAGACCACCACTTCTACGAGCTCTTGCCCTAGAAGAGATTTTCATCTTTTCAGTTGTTTCTTGTTGTTGTAAGCGAGCCTCTTGCTTCTTTTGCGCCTCTGCAATCGAAGGGTCTGGCTTCGGAGTCTTAGGTTTACTAAAAATACCACCCATTATGATAACCTCACCATTAATCTGTAATCTGCACCTTCAGGGCCATAGTTCTTCATTATAGCCTCTTCTTCAAAATACAGACTTTTTGCGTATCTGTAAGCGGTATCGTTTTGGGTTGAAACGGCTATCTGAAGGCGTTTAAGGCTAAAATCATACATTACGTTGGTCATTATTTGCCTGGCAACTCTGACTACCGATATCGCATGGCGCTCTATTCCATGACCAGGAAGCAGCCAGGTTTCACCTACTGCCCGCCACATCGGCCTAAATCCGAATATACCTATTACCTTGCCGTGTCCTATGGCTGTCCAGGTCAGCCCTTCGACCACATTCATATCCACATACTCAAGATATTCCTCAATATGCCCCTCATAGTTTTGCGCTTCGTAGTCTCGCATCTCTATTTGCAACAAATGCTCAGAGCGGTAGGGGATAATGTGCTGGCCCCTTGTTAGTTTAGCGTCTGAAAATGATATCATATTATCGAAAAATCCGTGTCTGCTGTGTAGATACCGCCAGACGCCATGTTGCCCCGGCCGCGCAGCTTGCGTTGCTCGCCGCCGCCTAGCATCAAATACCCAAACGCATCGCCGCAATGCGAATGTTCGTTCTTTACTGGCATATCTTTGAACCGCTCTTGGCCGGCGCCCAGGCTCTGACGCTTAAAATAATACCCGCCTGACAGACTTTTGCGCAACCGCAAGCAGCGTTTGTCCACAATTAATCCAGGTTTGCCCGCAATAAGCCTGGACATAGGCGATGCACCGGCTTCCCGGCGTACCTGAAACGCATTGCTTTCTGTCGGCTGAGCTTTAAATCCCAGGCTGCGCAAATGGTCAAACGCCGTTACCTCATAGATTTCATCACGTTTATTACCAGCCGGATCACCCCAAACCAATATCTCACACTTATTATACCTTTCAGCTATCCTGGCAAGCAGCTCTTGACCAAACCGTTCTAGCCCCATATCAAACGTAACCAGCTCATCCAGCACGCGCCAGCCACCGCCAGATGTGCGCTGCCCAAAGATAGCCGCCGGCGTCAAACCAAAGTCGACGCCAATCTGTACCGGGAAGTATGGGTCAACTTCTGTATTACCGCTCATAAGCTCATCATCATATTCAGGCCAGACCGGCCGGCCCTCTTGAACAAATGTAAACTTGCCCTCAGCATAACACCGTATCCAATCCAGGTTTTTACCACCAAGCAGCTGCTGATAGTAACCCGGCGGTAAATTATTCCTGTTCTCAGCTTTCGGATTTATCTGCCACCAACGGCCAGCACTATGAATAAAATCCTGTGCCTCCGGGTTCTCAGGCACTTCGTCCGGGCTCGCTTGCACAACGCCACCAGGCTGCCGAAAAAAGTTCCAAGCATACTTTCCACGAATAGGCTCTTTCTCCGATACAGTATGATACCAGTGATCATTGTCAGGTGGATTTGTGTCCATCCAAATGCCGTACCAAGTCGGGCCGCCATCCGCTTTCGTAGGATACCTGCCTACCCGGTGGGTAAGGCCGTCAATAACAGCTTTAGGCAGCTCTCGGCACTCATTGCACCAGGCGCCGGTTATCTCAAGAGATAACAACTTCCTCACCGATTGCGGCGTATCTAACGCCAAAAATATAACCTCACAGTCAATACCGGCAGCATCACCCCTGGGCGGCAGCTTCAAATGATGTGTAATCGGCGGCTGCCACCTCATGCCTCCCCATGTGGACTCAGGGAAAAGCTCTTGCCAAGTCTTGATAGTGGTGGTTCTGAGTTCGGGGTATGTATTTCGCACAACCACAAAACGAGAGTATCGAATACCATCTCTGGGGGATGGCCGTTGTCTAACTGCTCGAAGCATAATTTCAGCAGCGCATCCGTAGCTTTTTCCACTTCCGA